GAGTGGTCACATTTTCCCCAGGGTTACGCGGGTCATCCGCTCAATCTCGAAAACCTGCATTCCGTGCTCAACCGGCATCGCTAGAGTGACTAGCCACTGCGAGGAGTTGGAAGCCCGGGTAACGATGTGGTCCTCGTCGAGGGAAACGGCCTCGGCCAGGATGGTCAGCGTCCCCCGCTCCCGGAGCTCCCGGCCGGCCTCGGCGTCATCGCCCCGGGAAACCCCGCGAACAAACGCGGCAGTGAAGGCGGCTCCGGCCGGGGAGGTCCAGCTCTCGCCATGGTCGGCAATTACAAGCGCGGCAATTTCGGAGGAGTCGAGCATTTTGCCTCAGAGATGCCGCGCCCCGGCCCGGGAGGAGAGGAGGGAACCGGTACCGGGGGCGGCGGATGACTTAGCTCGCGGCAACGACCTTGAACGTTTCGAGGGCGGCCAGGGTCGAGTCGATGGCCGTGTTGTTGGCCTCGCTGCCGGTGCGGACGGCGGCAACGTCGACCTTGATCTCAGCGAGACGCGCCAGGACCGACGCGAAGCTGTTTTTGATCACGGTGATGGTACCGGCAGAGAAGGTTCCGCCGATTGCGCTGATGCTGCCGGCGGCAACCCCGCCGGAGCCGTCGACCAGGGCCGCCTGAGTCAGGGCCGCAGCGCTGGCCGGGTCCGCGATGTGCGCCGACTGCACGCCCACATCGGCGTTGATCGGGGCATTGAGTACGATATAGCCAGTGGTGGCCGAGCTGCCGGCCGCGATGGCGGCGCAGCCACAGCGGGTGGCGCCGGTGGCGGTGGTCGTGAATTTGTTGGTAGCGTGGTAGTAGATCGTCTGGCCTTGAGTCCAAGCCTCGCCAGCGTACTTGGTGACTTTGGCGATGCCGCGAACCAGGACCGGGCCGACGCCGGTCGTGGCGGCGATGGCGTCCATGGCGATCCCGAGCATGTCCCCGATCTGGACGACATCATCGGAGGCAATGGCGCTGCCGGCGTTGGTGTAGTCAATGATTTCATCGCTTTTGTAGTACGTTTTCATCCTATCTTTTCCCTTCGTTTTTGGCTGGATTTGAGATTAGCGAGGCGGGATTTACCCGCCCCGCCGTGAATCAGAATCAGCTCGCGCCGTTCAGGAACTTGGCGGCCCCGCGATGGTCGATCACGGCCACTCCCACATCGCCGGCCACCTTGAATTTGGTGCCATCGATGGAGAAGCCCTGCTCGACTTCGAGCCGGGGAGCCTCGTTGCCGTCGAGGAAGGAAACCTCGATCACGGCCGCATCCATCGGGCTGGCGAAGCCGTAGACAGCCGCCGCGCTGTAGCCAGTGAGGCTGCTGTTCTCCATCTCGGCGTCGGCGACGAGCTGGAGCCCAAGGCGCACGATATCCACGGCGCTGTTGTTGGAGCCCCGGCCACCTTCGAAGATGGCCTGCGCGAAGTACGGCTCGATGGTCGGGGGAGCCAGCACGATGGACAAGGGCAGGTTGAGCGGGCTGGTGCCGTCCAAGTCCTTCTGCTTGAGGATCAGACTGCGGAGGCTCCGCAGCACGGCGGCGGCGGTGTCGACGCTGGTGACAGCGGCCGTGCTGCCGTCGAGGTTGGAATGCCCGCCCTTGAAAAGCTCGATGCCGTCGAGCATCGCGGCGTTGGCCAGGAGCTTCTGATAGACGAGGCGGTTGACCGTCCGAGCCCAGGCGCGGGCATGGGCGGCGGGAAGGCGGGTGAAGGCACCCAAGTCATCGTTGATGATGGCCTGCCGGGTGATCGAGAAAATCTCCCCGTAGCTCTTGAGGGTGATTGTCTCTTTGCCCTCGGTCATGCTGTGCTCGGGGATCTCGGCGCCGGCGGGAACCTCGGTCATGACTCCGGCCTCGCTCATCTTGGTGCGGCTGGCCGTCTTGTAGTCGGCCAGTTCGCCCCGGGTGCAGAACTGGCTCCAGGTGGCGGGCGCGGTGGCGTAGGCCGCCAAAAGCACCTTGCGGGCGGTGCTTTCGAGCAGGTAGGTGAAGTCGCCGCTGCTGTGCGTGAAGGCGCGGCCGACCAACTCCAGCCGGTCCATGCCGCGCACGTTCAACCCGCGCCGGGTCAGGGACTCTTTGCACATGTCCAGGAGCGAGAGCCCCCGGAACTGCGCGGCCCGGCTCTTGGCTTCGGCATCGAGGCCGAGCCCCTTGGCGTCCTTGATGGTGCTCTCGGCGCGGACCTGGAGCGCGGCCAGAAGGTTGGCGCGGAACTGATCGTCCTCGCTCTGGGTGACGCGGACGCCGAGGCTCTGACTCGCGTCGGCCAGGTGCTTCAGGAGGGCGCTGCGGGACTCGTCGAGAGTCATCTTCTCGGCCACGGCCTTGTCGTGCAGGGCGCGCACGCCATCGCGGTCGATGTAGGGCTTGAAGGCGCCGGCAATGCCGTCGCGCCGTTCAAGCTCGCGCTTTGCCTCGTCGTTGACCGGCTCAACCTTGGCCGGCGCGGGCTTTTCGAGGCTGGCGAAGTAGACGCGGGCCTCTTCGTCGGTGGCACTGGGGCTCATGCCCTTGGAAACCAGGATTTCGCGGAGTTTCGGGTCCATGTTGGTATCTTCCTTCTGTGGGGGTTGCTGGGTGGGGAGAGAGCGGATTCCGCTGTTGGGGTCGGCACCGATGGGAACGACGGATTCCTCCATCGGAAGCCAATCGGTTGCGATCCGGAGGGCTCGGGCGGCGGTGGCCGTGAAGGTTTTGCCGCCGATGACGGTGCTTTCGCCGGGCTCGACATAGAGCGCGGCCAGCACGCGATAGCCGACCGAGCGCTGATCCAAATGCCCCTCGGCCGACTTTTGGAACTCGGCGTTGGCCAAGCTCGAAAAAACCTCAAGCCCGGTCAACTTGTCGGCCTCAATCTTGAGGTCGACAACGCTGCCCAGGACGTTTCGGGCGGTGTCGCGCATGTGGCAATCGAGGAGCGGCAATTTCCCGCCCCGCACATCCGCCAGCCGGCAACCGCTCATCAACAGGATCTCGTCGACCGGCTCCCACCGGGAACTGTCCCACATGCGGGCGGGCGCCTCGGTGGCAACCACGGTCTGAATCGTGCGCTTTTCGGCGTCGGCCGTCTTGGGCGCGATGGCCATTTCCCGGCGCTGCACGTCGACGCCAGCCAGGGCGGCACGCATTTGCGACTCGTCGCCGGGCGGCAAAAATCCGAAACTGCGCTCGATCAGAAGAAGGGCTTCTTCGGGGAGATTCTGAGGGGGTTTTTTACTCTTGGTCGCCATTGCTGGCTCCTTCATTTATTGCCTTCTCGATTACCCCGAGAAGAAGCGCCTTCGCATCCTTTTCCCGCTCGATTTGCTCAAGCTCAACCATCCAGTCCTTGCCCTGCTGCTCGTAGTAGTCGCGAAGGGTCAGCATGTTCTCTCGAATGAGCTCAATGGCGGCGTTGGCATCCTGGAGCGGATTCACCCCGGAATCGGCCCGGGGAAGGGAGAAATGCACGGCATAGGGGTCGACTCTGCCGGGCGGCGGGCGCATGACGCCGAAAGAAAGCTCGGCGTCGACCCAATCCCGATGAACCGGCGCCTCAACGTGCCGGCAGTGGAAGGCGTGAATCGGCATGATCCGGCGGCGGGCGTCCTGGCGGGTGAGCCGGCCACCGGCAAAGGTCACGCCGTCATAGTCGCCGCTCAGCCACTCATAGGAAATCCCGAAGCCCACGGCCACGCCGCGCAGCTGCAACTTGGTCATGATTTCGAGGTCGTTCGACGGGTTCGGAAGGAACGGCGTGACCTTGCCAGTTCCAACGCGATGGATCATGCCGGCTTCCAGGAAGCGCTGCTGGTCGCCGTTGGCGTTGGTCTTGTCGCTGGCCGCCGGGTTGAGCCCGGGAAGAGCGGCGGTGCGGCCGTCCGCATCCTGGCTCACAATCAGCGCGATTGCCGATTGGACTTTGTTGGCCACCAGCCGATAAAATTTGATGTCCGCGAACTGCTGGAGATCGGACAGAACAGGCGTGTACCAGCTCAATCCGTGCTGTTGCCCAGGCCGGTCCCGGCGGAAAACGTGCCGGATTTCGTCGGCCGGAATCCGCACGGATCTGGTGTTGTACTCGCCATAGAGCACATGATAGGCAACCGGCCGACCGTCGGCGTCGACTTCCTTGCCGCCAATGACCGTGTTTCCTTTGGCCGGATTGATGCTGTAATCCGTGAGGCGGTCAAGCTCGACCATCTCATAAGCCAGCGGGAGCACGCGGCCGGGAGTGGCGAGGTAGCGGCGGCGAAGCAGGCAGGCGCCGTCCTCGATGACTTGCCCCAGGCATTGCTCCTGCAACTCGTACCAGTGGCAATGGCCGGTAAAGTCGGCCTGCTCCAGCCAGAGGGATTTTCGATCCTCGGCGGCCTGGTTTAGGTCGTTGTTGACCTCGACCACATCAGAGTAGTAAATCTGGCTCTGGCTGGAGACGCCAGTGCCGAGGGTCCAATCCAAAATCGACTGCTTTGCCCGCAGTGCGTAGGGGTTGTTCATAACGTGCCAGCGGGCGCGGTCCCGGACCAAGCGGCCATCCGAGGCGTAAACCTCGTTCGGCTTGGCGGTGATCTTGCCCCAATTGGCCGTCAGGCGGTCATTTTTCGCGGCCTCAAGATGGGCGCGGGTTGCCTCGAACTCGTAGCGCTCCAGGCTGCGGGCCATGGCATAGCGGCGAAATCCAAGCGCGGCCATGCCTTGCTCGAAGCGAGAGAGGTTCCATTCGGGGAGTTTCGGACTGGTGATTTGCGCCTCGCGGGTGCTCATGAAACACCCCGGAAATAGGCGACGGAGGAGCCGCTGTTTTCGCCATCGGAAAGCTCTTCGATTTGATCTTGGAGTGCTTCTTGCAGTGCGAGAAGCTCGCGGTATTCTTTGCCGACCGCGCCGAAGTCCTGGTAAGTGGTCGAAACCTCGCCAAAACCCTTGGAGTAGGATTTGTA